CCTCATATATTGTTCACATCTGGGATCCCAAAGAGCAGGATTTCGCTTGCCTTTTACTGCTTCAATAGCGTCAAGCATTTCATCGGTGATTTTAATCATTTTTTCTTGGTTTTCTTCTTCCTAAGTATATCAGCATCCGCTTTTCTTGCCCCTCCTTTTCCACTAATGAAGCTGTTTACTCTGCCCATTGCCCATGCTGGCATTGGTACGTTACGAGATCCAGAGGATAAATATGCTCCCTGTCCTCTGCGATATACTTCAGCAAGCTGTCCGTAGGTAAATTTAGTACCTTCGGCCTTTTTTCTTAGTGCTGCTTTTGTTTTTTCGCTTAGTGGCTTTCTTTTTGGTTTCATCTTGGGCTGTTCGTGATTTGTTGATGGCTTTTATGTCAATATATTGCCCTTTTTTGTACTTTTCGGCTGTTTCTTTGATCTCTTTCGCCTTTGCAGACTTATTTTTTGCACCTGCAAGGTATTTGCTCGGTACATTTGTCTTTTTATCCCGTCTCACCCGTCTAAAGCGTCTCATTTTTTCTTAGTTTTCTTTTTCTTTTTTTTCTTTTTTGGTGTGGATTTCATTGATCCACCATAACCATAGCCCATAGTAAAAAGAAACTCTTAATATATTCTAAACGCAGTCTGCCCTAATGTCTCTGGTTTCGCCAAATTAAACTGTTGTAAACATAAATACCCAAAAGCATCAAAAGCATGATCCACACCTAAGTTCTTATTAGGCATTCCTGTATTCGGTGCATAAGTTAACGTACGAAGTGCTTTTATTAATTCTTTACATCGAGGATGTATAATCGTTCTCCTTTCACCAGCTGCATCATATAATGCTGTATTCACAGCAGTAATTTTATCTCTTATCTTCCATGGTGCACGCGGGCTCGATACCGTAAATCCACTTCTTCTTAAAATTGTATGATCCGTTAATCCAACTCCACTTGTTTTTCGTGCGCCTCCTGTAGGATCAGGACATGTAATAACTCTTCTGTCTACCCCATATCTATTCACAACCTCTTCTGCAAAATCCCATGTCGTAGCTCCTCCCCTCAATATAATCTCATCAAAAATATACAAATTTTCATTATGTTTAACCGCACATACACCACATAAAGGGTCAACGTTAAAATCTACACCCATATACAATGGCAACATGTGTAAATCTTTTGCCTCATCACTAATATTTTCGTCCGAAAAGCTTACAGCCACTAAACCAGTGAGATTTTCAAAGCTCGCTTCAAATTCTTGTCTGAACGTGCGTTCATCTAATTGACCACGTGCTGCTTCCACTTCATCTTTTGGAACATTACCCCCCTCTACTGTAGTGAAACTCCATCTCGTCCAATCTCCACTCTCATCTTCGGGCACATAACACCATAAATCATAAAACCAACTTGCCGTCCCATCAGGTGTTGAAATAAATAACGCCCATCCCTGCTTATCCGCTAATGCGGGTCGTATTACCTCTGACCATACTTCCTTATCCATAAATGCTGCTTCGTCCAAGACTACGCCCGAAAGACTTCTTCCTCTCAATGCCATCGCATTCTCTGTTCCCTTTAACTCAATTGTTGATTCATTTACTAACTCAATCTTTAAATCTGTCTCATTCTTAGACTTAATCCACTGCTTTGGCACTAATTTCTTCAAGGTCTTCCATGCAATGTCTTTTGCCATACGATATGTAGGTGCACAGTAAAAATATGTTTCACCAGGCTTCGCAATAGCTCCTTTTAACAGTTCAACACAGCTTAAATAACTTTTACCAAATCTTCTTCCAGCTACTAATACCCTAAACCTACTCTTATTACTGAACACCTCCCCCTGTGCCCACCTTAAACTTAATGCTTCTGCTACTGCCATACAAAAATAATAACCTCTCTTACTATAACAGCAACTTATTCCGTATTGTATCAGTAGGTTCTATGCCGCTAGCAAAAATAGAAAATATTTTACAACACTCCCCCTAGTAGCATATGATACAGTAAATTAGTAACATTTGACACCCTAACTAGTAACCTACTTGCTTGTATAATATAAGAGATCTGCTATAATATAAGAGTAAGGAGGAAAGAAAACCTCCTTCAGAAACTAGAAAATTTATCACTTTTTCGCTATGGCTAAACCAAAAGTCCGTTATGACTTTGACAGCATTCAGAGCATCCGCTTTTCACGCTTTGACATTGGATTCAATCTCGCAGATGGTGACACCGTCACAATTCGCTTCAATGATTCCAAGCAAGGCGAGTCAATGATCTTCGAAGAGATCCGAGATTTTATCAAGTGGTACGGCAAGGACAACACGAAGGAACTCAAAGAAACTTCAAAAGTTCTTCTCGAACTACTAGAAAAAAAAGAGGAGGTCAACCAATGACCTCTTCACAACTCGGAGATATCGTAGGCAATGAACCCACAATCTGTTTTTCAGAGTGGGAACACCACGTCCAAGACGAAGCCAAAGCTAGAGGTATCGACACCAACGACACCGAAGCAATGGAGGAGCTAGACGAGATTCTACAAGAAGAATCAAGAGACCATGCCGAAGCTCTCGAAATGGAAGCTTACGAGGAATCCATTGGACACTAACCAGATTTTCGACTCTCACAAAGTCACAAGGTTAGAAGAGATAAAAGAGGTTCTAATTCGATTAGATCCTCTAATCTCTAACCTAGATCAAAAAGCCTATGAGCTTTTATTACTTGACCTTTATCAACCCTAATCGCTATGAAATTCTATCTAGGATTTATCATTCTTCTCATGATGCTTCTTGCATCATGGGGGGATGCTCCACAAAAATATCAACGTTACGACAACGTGAACAACTACGAGTATTTGAGATTATGAAACCTTATGTAATCTTCCACCGCACATGGTGGAAGAAAAACCCCAGCTGGCCTGGAGGCCGTGAGCCTGGAGTTGGTCGCGCCACTATCATTGGACGCGCCAATACTGAAGAGGAAGCAATCGAAATGTGCAAAACCTGGAACGAGTCACACGATCCTGGACACCTCTCTCGAAAAGCTGAATTTACAATCGGGGACATCTAGTCCCCTTTTATTTAAAAACGCTATGAAAAACAACAACAATCGTGATTTTAAAAAAGTCCTGGAATCCCTAGACGCAAACGAAAAATCAACAAATGACAAGCTTTTAAGCTTGATTGATAATTGCATTACTCCTTTAGCTAAAGGAAGTAAAGACACTGCTCAAGGTTTAATTGACTTAGCTAAAGCTAACGATGAAACAACTGAGGGAATCTTTGATTTATTTAAACAACTTGCAACAATGATAGAGAAACTTGAAAAAAGAGTTGACAATTTAGAAAAATAACTACTATAATATAGGAGAGGGTTGCATCCCTCTTCATGGTAAAATATCGTGTTAAGTTTGGATTTCAAAGTGGGTAAGAGTTGGCGGACTCTCCCACTTTTTTTTTGCTTATACCTGGTAACACCTGAAATCACTTGGGCAAGCTGGAAACTGAATGAATTTTAGCGATTTGCTCCCTTCAGAATCGCTTTTAAGGTAGACGTTCCAAAGGCTGAATGCATTTATACTCGTGGAATCAGCAAAAAACTGAATGAATTTTTAACAGGGGAGACCAGGTCAGCAAAAACTGAATGAAAAATCAAGGCTATATAAACTGAATGTAAAAAACTGAATGCAATTTTCAGCTGGCTTTGTCAACTGAATGTAAAAATTGAATGCTTATTCCTTGCTCTCAATTTGAATATTCAAACTCGGTGGCATATTCACATTTACCGCCTCTTGAGTCTCTCCGTTGGCTCGACCCAAAGAATCTAAAATCATGTGCGCAGTCTGCAACTGTCCTTTTTTCAAAGCTGCATTGAACAATCTTTGACGCATACTATGTAAACGAGAAAGTATGTCCTCGCGATCTCGCGCTAAATCTTGTGAGTTCCATTCGGTTACAGTTTTCCAATCGCTCCATGCTGTTTTTTCCGAGATACTTTCTCTTTGCGCATGCTGTAAAACTAACTGTCTTGTAGATAATCCGTCTAATTGTTTTGTATAAAGTCTTTGACAACGTTTTTCAATATGACTTTTTGGGTTACGTTTTCCGTAAATATTTTTAATTGACTCCATACTATTTTTTGAGACCATTGCCAATAAAAAAAGAGGTATTAAATAAATAATACCTCGTAAGTAGTGTTATGTGAAAAGAAATTAAGAAATAAGCTCGTAATTCATTTGACAAGAAGTTAAAAAAGAATAAGTATTAACAACTTTATAACCTAAACAAATAAGTCTCCAATGTTCTTTGTCGGCTTGATCTATTTGTTTTTCGGTTTGATTTTTATAATATCTAGTAATAAATTTTTTCATTTTGTCACTCTTTCCATTTGTTGTATAAATCTTTGTTCGTCAAAATCCCAAATCTCCCCAAGTTTCATATCTTCTAAAAGATAATCTTTAATTTGATTAAGGATTGCATAACCTAAAGAATTTTGGTGATTTTCATGTTCACAAGATTGATAATCATAATTATTGACTATTCCAACTAAATAACCGCTTTCTTTTTTGTCGATCCAATTAACAACACAATTAGAAAGTCTATAAATATGAGACTCTCTAAACATATCATTTGGATCAGAATATCTTGCATTTAGTGAGTTTTTATTTTCTAATAAAAGAGTATCAAAAACTAATTCATATAGATCATTATTAGAAGCCTTTAAAAGATCATCAAAATAATCATCAATATAATGTTGAAAGTCAGCATAAAGCTTAAGAGGATCTTTGCAAGATACAGATCTAGTTTTATAAAAATACTCTTTATTAACAATTCTCATAGCTCTTTTAAAAGCTTGAGATTTGGAAGGATCGTCCCAAGTTTTACCGCTTTTAATAAACCAATAAGTAGATAGTGCGTTAAGAGTATCGTCCGAACATAGATAAGCTGACATTTTAGTAGCCTCCTCTATTTCTAGCTTGCATAGCTTGAGTTTGTCTTAAAGAAGGACGAGAAGAATTTCTTTTTTTCTTTTCATCAAATTTCTTGAACTCAGCTTTAACATCATCAATAGAATTGATAGAAGTTTTAGAAAAATCAACGGAATGAGAATTTCCATTAAGATCAGTAATCTCCCAAATAGGCATAGCGAATAAAATAAACTACTCCTATATTATAACAGTTATTTCTTAGTTATGGCAATGAGTTTCTTAAATTTTATAGAATAACCTTTAATTGAAGATATTATGAGAATATCTAAAATTTTTTGAAGTCTAGCTTTATATTGAGGAGAGTATTTTGCATGTTTGATAAATCTTGTAAATGTAGTTAATAAAAACCATTGATCGTTAAAAGATAATTTTATTTGTTTAGGATTAGGT